AGGGGTTTCCCCCTCTCACCACGTGTGCCACACATAAATGTGTGTGGACTCTCACATGTGTCTAACCTTTCCTTCGAGGTGTATCTATGTACAAAAGTAGGGGTAGTGAACAATCTATTACTACATTCTTGGCGACGGGCTCAGATGGTATCTCTGCAAAGAGCATACCTTTCTCTGATCCGCCTGCATTCGAATATAGGAACGAAAGTTTACAGGTCCCCCAAATTGGAGGATACACCACATCATTGCAAGAAATTGCATATGAGAACGGGCGGGATAAGTTCAATTCTTGTACGCATGTTAAGTACAATCCTTTTCACACAGCTCGGGTCATCGACCTTGGCAGTGCGAAGGTTGTACCACAATCGTACTTAAATGATTGGACTTTGGTTGAACGGAGAGCAGGTCAATTAGACCTCGGTCTATATGATCTGTTCCCAAGTATACCTTCACCTTCCTTTTCGAGTGTGCCGTGGACTGCGATGAAAGACGCCCTAGGGGACAAGGTAAGAGGAGAAATACCATCTCAAGTTGAGATGTTAACTAACCTCTTCCAACTCTCTCAGACTGTCGCGATGTTAAAACATCCGTGGCGGCTGATCAAGCGTGCTCGTACCTGGAAGCGATATCTCAAAGGCCTTACGGCCTCGGAGGTTATCAAAACCGGTGCGGGCTTATGGCTCGAAAAGAGGTACGGGTGGGATAACTTCCATCGCGACATTGTGGGCGTTGCCCACATGTTCGATAAGTTACAATCCCATATCGCGTATCTTGAAGAGTCTGCTGGGAAATATGCCAGTTGTGCTGAGAAGCACACTGACGTATACTCCTATGACGTCTCACCCAGTCAGGGGAACGGCGGGGGAGCCAACTGTACTGTTTCTGTCAGTAGCCGACCAGTTAAGGCGTATCGTACGGCCGCAGTTTCACTTGATGTGAAACGTGCACCGTATGTACGTACTTTCCTGGGTACGAGCAAACTGATGAACCAGTATTTAGGCTTCGACAATGTTCTTCAGACACTCTGGGACCTACTGCCTTTTTCCTTCGTGGTCGATTGGTTCTTCGACCTCTCCGGAATTTCGCAGTTGAGTCCAATGGAGTTTCAGGCGGCAAATATCCGTCAGTTAGGTTATTCTATCAAAACCACGATTGTGGGATCACTTAATGTGACCTCCACAGTTTGGGTCGATGGAGAAACCACGACAACGGAGAAAGCCCTACCTGAAATTCCCATACTTGAACAGTATGAAAGGCATCCTGGGTTTCCCCAGGGTGATCCTACAGAGTGGGTAGGTAAAGGACTGAATCTACTTCACACCGCGGATGCGGCTGCACTAATTGTGCGGCTGAGCATGCGGTAAGCTGAACCTTAGCAGATGGAGCACATTATGGCTTCTGCCACAATCGAACTCACCCGTCGCGGAACGGAAGGTACTTATGAGTATGCTCTCGTTGGATCTGGAGTCAATGAGGCGGCTTATAGAGTCGCTACAAATGATCCTAACTCTCCTCAAACACTGGATTTTAAATTCATAACAAATCCAGCGGGGAGTAAGTCCAACGATCGTACTTCAATTACCCTCCGTATTTCCAAGCCTGACGCCGAAACCGGCGAAATAGGCACGGCAACCCTCAAAGTCGAGGTTTCACAACCTCGCGTAGGGGGTCTTACAGCGGGTGATGTGCAGGATCTATATGCCCAAATAGGCAAATGGATCGGAACCGACGCAGTCAATGAGTCATTACAGCAGCAGATTAGCGTTTAGCTAATCCTTATACTGGGGGAGTCGAAAGACTCCCTTAAGTAAGCTGTAGTACTCTTGATAAGCGTCGTGCACTTCGTGTGACAAGGCCCACAAGAAAAGGTGGGAAACGTGCTAAAACCACGGGACCGTAATGAGGATCCTGGACAGCTAGAGATTGCTGTCAGAAGCTTTACGTCTCTTTTCAGAGACATAAAATCTCATTTCCCCCAATGGGACTATGAGCAGGATGTGACGTATCTTATTCGTAGGATACGTGAGGAAGGAAGCAATTTCTTTCTCCAGACTCTCCCCGTATTGGGTAAAGAGTTTGAGCGTTCCCTGATCACAGGTGAGGCACTAAAGCCTCCCTATGGTTGGAAGCTCACCCAGAAAGGTAGACCAGTCTTTCTATCACATCTTATAGACAAACTATGGGATGATGAAGGACGACCACTGGAGTGTATGGATGCGCACGGGCCGGAAGCCTTTCGGGCTATCCGACAAGTGACAATGCTATACTCAAAAGTGGTGGTCGATTCGAGTGGAAAAGAGGAAGAAGTATTAAAATCCTTCAAAGAGCGTATAACGGGAGAGAGTGGGATTAGAATCCCATCCGATCTCGCTAACGAGGCTAGAAGGTTACTTCGGGTTCTTTTTTACCCGGATGGTCAACTGCATCCTATGCTGGTAGATTATCAGCGTAGAACTTGGGGCCGTCATGGTCCCGGCGCAGTTGCCGGAGGTGAGAAGGGTGTAGAGAAGTGGTCACCTGATTGGTGGCCTGGTCTACCTAGAGATTTATTCTCTTGGGAACCGGCTTCCTGTTATAAACCCGTAAGGGTCCATGACAGACAGCCACCTGCCCGTGTTATCACGGTACCTAAGGACTTTCGTGGTCCTAGGGTTATTTGCATTGAACCTAAAGAGCAGCAGTTCGCCCAGCAAGGGCTAATGTCTGTTCTCTACGGTTTGCTTATGCAGGCTTCTCTCACTTGTGGAGATATCGATTTCGTAGATTCTAGCTTAGGCGCAAAAATGTCTAGCGCCGATGGCTATTCTACGATCGATTTGAAAGATGCCAGCGATCATATTCATATTGAATTGATCCGACTGCTCTTTCCACGACATCTCTACAAA